TCCTATTTGGAAGTTAAAGATAAGGGTTTAAGTTATCTCGCTCACTTTCCGTTAGGTATCTCCCGCAAGAGGCTAAGTCTGTTTACGAAATCTATCTACACAAATGGACTATGTTTTTCATGTTGGCAAGTGTTTTCTTTTGTTAAAGTTATGTTAAGCTAAGTTTCCATATTGAGTTCAAGAATACTGAACCCCTCTACTGTCTCACTTGTGTACTGCCAGTTGTCATAACACAGATCGTTGTGACATCCTTCCATCGCAAGGATTAAGTCTTCTGTGCTACCTTCATTCTGGAGTATGTAATCATAAAATCTCTGTAATTCTTGAGCTTCTGGTGGCTCATACCATCCAGTACCCATGTGTTTACCAAGTCTTATCGCTACTCCTGACGGGCGGTGTACTAACCACATTCTGTTATTTGCCATTGTAATCTCTTATTCTCTCTGCTTCTTGCTGACTCAATCCCCATCCTACATACTCCATTGGATCTGTGTCGATTGGCAGTAAGTATTCTGGCAATGGTTCAGGAAGGTTACTACAATTCCAAAACAACCAACTATCGAACATTGATTGCGGTGTTGCCTGCTGGTAGGTAATCCCTAAACCTTTCATAACCTCCATAGGATGTCCACTGGTAACATCATTGGCGGAATACATGCAATAGGAAATGTGCTTCATTTTAGTGGATCTATTTTTGTGTACCTATCGCATGTACCATAAGGGCTAACTCCCTGTGCTGATCCCATTGATACCAGCAAGCCACAAGAATATTCATCCTTGAAGTGGTGCTTACCTTTCTCGATTTTTATGATTGGTGATACCGAACGGTGAAAACAGGTGGCACATGGTTGCTCCATGAGTGCATCTCTTCCCGTACGGTAATTTACTTTTTCGTGTTGTACGTCCATAAATAAAATGGCCCGCAAGGAATGGTACTCCGAGCGAGCCTGAAAGATCCGAGTTGTATTGGTCATACTTTTAAGGATTTTACCCACCTAGAAATGTCCATTTATGCAGGTGTGTCAAATAAAAAGGGCCACGCACTACAACCAAAGTACGTGGCCCCAATAACCATAGTTCGTAATAACAATACACCAACTAACGCATGCTATTTCTGCGAATCCGTTTACCGATTTGGTTGCCTCCGTTGATGTCGGAGTGGATAACCACGTTCGGTACAAATTGTGTAGCAACACCGTTTGCTGTTTCTACTGCAACAACGCAGCCGACTCCCAAAGGAATCTCCATTGCTCTTGCGGTAAAGTCATCTACTTGTGAAAGAATCTTCCATTGGCAAGGATTGCCGATAGTTTCAATGCCTTTGGCTTTATTGGCAATCACTTGCTCCCCGCCTGGTCTTAGTGGTGGTGTTGGTAAATCTTCTTGTTCTACTGTTTTTCTGGTGCTTCTTTTTGGCATGATGTTTTGTGTGAAAGATAAAAGGGGATACCGACTTCAGGGTAAGGTATTATGACAACAGAAAAGTTTGGTCGGTATCCCCTTGCTAGGGTTAATGGAGAATTAACTATGAAAGAATCGCTACCTTAGTTTAGTAATATCTGTGACGGCAAGTCTTTTTTTGACCTGTTCGTGATAGGCTACATCATTGGCTTTGTACTTCGGATTCTTCATATCCGCAAGCCATTCCTGCTTTGATGCGTATGCCTGTACTCCAGCAGTGCCAGAAGTCTCACCTTGCAGCAGTTTACCTGGTTTACCGTTAGCAACTTGATACTGAGCAAGCAAACCCTTCATTGCAATCGTGGCTCGTGTAATATCACCTGACGTGTAATCCGCATTAAATGCTGCAATTTCTGCATCACTGAGGTTATCACCACCCCACTCTAGTGCGGACTGGTGCTGCTCTCCTCCAATGCTTTGTAGCTGCGTATTGTAAAGTTCTGCCTTGGCTGTCTGTCCTTCGATGAAAGCGTCAACGACTTCCTTTGGCATGCCTGATTGCTCAAGTGCTTTGTAAGTATCCTCGGAGAGTTGTCCGTCATTACTGAAGAACTCCTCCCTAGCATTATTCACAAGCTCACTTACGTTGCCTTCCGACTCGGTAGGTTTATTCTCTTGAATGCCTTGCCGTTCAGATAATTTTTTCTGTGCCTCAGTATATGCTTTGGCTTGTTCCTGAATCGCATCTTCAATGGATCTGCCCTCGGTTAAGTATTTGTCCTGTAGCCATTCGGGTTTTTCTGGAGTGGCTTGTTCCTGATTTGGTTCAGGTGTATCTTGTGTTGGTTCCTGCTTAGGTTCCTCCACTGGTGCAGCAGGAGGTTCCTGCATTTGTATGCTATGTACTTCGCCCATAATATTTCCTTTGGTTTATTCTGATTGTGCGGCAAGTTCTTGTTGCTGCATAAATTGATCTGATGCGGTCTTCATGGCATTCGGGCCTAGCTGTTGTGCCATTTGTGCCATTTGTGCTTGCTGCATCTCTTGCTGTATCTGCTCGTCGGTCTTGACTAAGCCTTCTGGATCTACACCAAGTGATGTCGCCCTTCTCTTGAAGTATTCTCCTACCGATACGTATTGAGCGATAGCTTGAGGCCCGACGATTTGCTGTGCTCCTCCAAGGAAGAGGTCGAGCCTATTCAAATCATTACCTCTACCAAGTGCATCCACTCCAGTTGTAATTGCAGGACGTACCACACCTTCAGGAAGCTTAGGTATCTTCTTCGTCTTCACTAAGCGATTGAGTGTCTTGGTGACTAAAGGTAACTGCAACTCCTGCGATAAGAGACTGTATAAGCCTCCAAGTGTTGCTTCGAGTTCCTGGGATAGCATACGTATCTCTTCTGCGGTAACACGCTCCGCTTGCCGTACTACGTTGCTGTTAAGGAGAAATGCGTGTGCAAGTCTTTCCTCGATCTTGAACATAGTTTCCTGTGCAACTCGGAAATCGTTGAACTTATCTGCCTGGAGTGTGCCGATCTCTTCACGATTACCATTGATTACCGCACCATTAGGAGCATCGGTAATCTCGTCAATCTCAGTGGAACCATTGGGATTTACAAGAAAGAGAAGCTTTGCTGCTGCTACTGAACCTTCGAGGATTGCTCTTGATAGTCCATTGAGGCTAATCAAATCTCCAAGATATTCCTCTATAAATCCACGCCCGTAAGATTCTCCATCAATACGTGACCATCGTAAAGGTATCCATTCCAAATCTTCTTCTTTGTACTCACCTCTAGACTCAGGTAGCACCACACTTTTAACTTCCTGCCAAACTTTATACTTGCCGTCAGGTTGCTTCACAACTGCGGTATAGAGGTCGCAGGTCTTTTCATTGGCCTCCATCTTGATTTCACCACGTACCTCTTCTGGTAACTCGGTAGGTGCTACAGTCTCCAGCACTACGATATGGGTCACATTACCCATCGGGTCACGCTTTACTACAAACCTATCTAAGTGGAATACACGCAACCCTCCTTGCTCAGGCAGGTATATCAGTGCATTACCAGATACGACAAGATGACGAAGGCATTCATACAGTCCTACACGGTATGCTTCTACCTCCATCGACTGCGTTGTGGATCTTTCAATCTTCGCTAAGGCTCGGTCAAGTTCTGTGCGTAGTCCCTGTGCATCTTCCTGCATCTCCTCCTCCATCTTATTCAGTTCCGACTGATCCATTGTTAGGCGGAAAAATGGAGCGTTAGCAGGAAACAATGCAAGCAGTAGCTTACTGGAAAGGTTGTTTACTCCCCTTGCACCAATGCCTTGATATGGTGTCTTGAGTCTGGATGTAGGGTGGAAGCCTTCTGGGGGCAACAAGTGCGGTATCGTCAATTCTGCCGCTTCACGTCCACGTTGAAGGAAGTTGAACCTTTGTGACTCAAATTGCTGGTAAAGTGATAAAGCAGATTGATCCATATTATTTTACGCCACCTGTGCCTGATACGGCTGCAGGCCGTTTAAGTCCCTGCACACTGATGTTTACACCAAAGATCGGGTTACTGTGAGAGACGTGTGCTTTCTCCACAATGAGCATATTGTTTTCGATTTTGGCATTGGTTGCGGATAAACTGGTGCTGGTAATATTCCCAGTGCGGGAATAATCAAACTGCTCAAACTCGTATCCTGGTAGCGTGTTGATCGCTTGGTTAAGTGTAGAGCATCCAGTAAATAGCAATATCAGTAGGGGTAAGAATCGTGTCTTCATGGTAATTCTTTAATAATGAGTTCACAGTTTGCCTTGTCAAATTCTACCCGCTGCACGGAAATGCCTCTATATTTAGCGTAACGCTTTCTTGCCTCTTGTACAATAGCATCAGGGGGAGATGATTTAAAGCCTGTGTGTGTGCCAATACGCACCCCAAGGTAAATTAAGTATGCCTGCCAGGGTTTTAGCCCATCAAGTGATTGTGCTGCCTCGGCCATTACCGCATCACGTAGCATACCATCGGTAGCTGCATTGCCTGTATTCCATTTATTGCGTAGATCGTCGTGAAGATACCCAGAAAGCATAAACTTGCTACGTGGGGTCAACCAGTCCAGCCAACTTGGTACACTAGGCCCGTCCGTAATCTTTCCAGCAGGGACAGTCCAGGGAGGGAATGGCTCTTCGGTAAACTCAAAATCCAGCGACTCCAGCAGTAATTGCCAGTTCGTACCAAGGAGGTTTACCTTGCTTGGATTATTGAGAAACTTAGCCATGACTCTTTAGCTTGGATATAATCACAGCTAACTCCTGCTTTATCTCTCCAAGTGTCCTTGACTGCCCTTCAACTAACTCAAACAGCTTGTTGTTATTTTTACGAATA